GCCGATCTAGTTAGGTACGGTGCGCCGCCTCGATCTTCTGCGCCAGTGGCAAACCATGCTTTTTCAAACGATACAAAACCAGTGCTTGTTTTCTTGTTGCTTTCCGGCACTTCTCCCTTTACCACTACTGCGCTGGAAACGGCTTCTCCATCTTCATCAAACCAGCCAGGGATTGCTACCGATTCCAGATCAACATAAACCGGTGCAGCCATCTCAGCATCCTTGCTCTTGCGCTGCACAATCTCAATGGACTTGTCGCCCTTGGCGGGTATGACGCTGATCTCAATGTCTAAGGCGCCACGCCATGCGCTAGAGCCTCGGGCACGATGTTGGGCCTCTTCTGATACGCCAGTGTGATGCACCAGAATGACGGTGCAGCCAAACTCTTCCATGAGCGCAGCGCAGGCATCTAGCATGGTCTTGGCGTCCTGTGCGCTGTTTTCATCACCGGCCATGAATCGGTGCAGGGTGTCCACGGTAATCACACTTGGTTTTATCTTGAGCGCCCTGACCGCTTCCAAAACCTTCAAATATCCTTCGGGGGTGTTGAGGTCTACACCTGACTTGCTGACCCACATATTTAGGTTAGTGACTTTGTTGTGGTGCTTCCATGCTGCAATCCTGCTTCGCAATCCGTGGTGTCCTTCACCGGCCAAATACACCATGTTGCCTGCCCTAACCTTGTGGCCGAACCAGCTTGCTTTTCCACTGGCAATGTGCAACATCCAATCCAAGGTCACAAAGGTTTTTCCACCACCGCTAGGCCCATGCACCATCACCAATGCCTTGTCCTGTATCCAGTGCTTCACAAGCCACGATATAGGCGCAGGCTGCTCCGAAAACCCATCAGCATGGATAAGGTAGTCCGTTGCCACTTGAGGCTTTAAAAGCAGTGCTAAGTCGTGCCCTGCTTGAACGTAGTCATTAGCGTCACCTTCAATTGGCGGTGTTGTCATGCGTACCCCAAACTTTGCGCTGGCTTGCTCTGCGTAGCGCTGGCCTACACCACTAACGTCATTGTCGGCAACAATGCAAATGTCCAGTGCTGGATGCGCTGCTTTTAAAATCCCCGTCACCGGCACTAGGTTGCTTGCGCTGTACGCTACCGCGCAAGGCTGACCCGTCACCTCAACTATGGTGGCCGCTGTTGCAAAGCCTTCGGCAATGTAGAGAGTGCTGGCGTCATCCATGCTTCCAACCAACCAATACATTGAGCCGGTCTGCCCACCTGGGTGGTATTTCTTGTCACCGTCACCGGCAATGTATTGGATGCTGGACAACTCACCATCCGAGTTATACAGAGGCACCATCAAACGCCCATCACCCGTAATTCGTGCGCCATTTGGCTGTATGCCCTTGCGCTGTAGGTAGGGATGCTCTGGGCTTGCGGCCCCTGCTTGCGACCAGATTAAATCCACGGTGTTAGCGGCCACTTCGCGGGTCTTGGCTTGCTCTGCATCACGCTGCGCTTTGGCCTCTGAAAGCCTGCGGGACTGCGCCATTTCCTCGGCTACCGTCAGGCTGCGCCCTATGTCTGCCTTCCAAGTAAGTTCTACACCAGAGCGCCAGCAACCAAAGCGCCCTGCCGGTACGCCATCATTAAAGGCTATGTACCAACCTGGCTTGTCGTGGCCCTTTTCGCCCTTGGTGCCACTGTTAAAGCGGTGGACTTTACCGTCTAGGTGTATGGCCTCCGGTGGCTTTAGACCTGCGCCAAGCATGGCGTCTTTTAGCTGATCCTCTGGTGATTCAATGTGTTTTTGTGCCGGTGGCGACCAAGGGCCACCGAGGATATTTGCGAGGTCTGCCATTTATTTTTTATCCTTTGTTAAAAAGTTGTTGACACTGTACCATGAAACTGTGCTAAGATTCAACCACGCTTCGAACTGAGTCCAGACGGAAGCGCAAACAGAAGGAGAAAGCCACATGGCTATATCGTTAAAGCGCACCAGCGGCCTTAGTGCCAACGGTGTTAAGTTGCTTGTCTACGGACAGGCCGGTGCGGGTAAGACAAGTCTGATTAAGACATTGCCAAGCCCCGTAGTTCTGTCCGCCGAAGGTGGATTATTGTCCATTCAGGACGCTGATCTGCCTTACATTGAAATCGCCTCAATGGACGACTTGCGCGAGGCTTACAGTTGGGTGCTGGAGTCTGAGTACAAGAGCGTAGCGCTGGACAGCATCAGCGAGATTGCTGAAGTCTGCCTGAACCACGAGAAGAAGGTCAACAAAGACCCACGCGCTGCTTATGGCGCTATGCAGGAGCAAATGGCCGACATCATCCGCGCATTCCGCGACATTCCTGGTCGCCATGTTCTGATGACTGCCAAACTGGAGAAAACCCAAGACGAGATGGGGCGAGTACTGTATAGCCCATCAATGCCTGGAAACAAGACCGGCCAAGCCTTGCCGTACTTCTTTGATGAAGTGTTGGCGCTGCGGGTGGAGAAGGATGCCGAGGGCAATACCCAACGTGCGCTTATGTGCGATAGCGATGGACTGTGGCTTGCCAAAGACCGTAGCGGAAAACTAAGCGCATGGGAAGCGCCTGACTTAGGCGAGATTATTGCCAAGATTGGCGGTGCATCATGAAAATCAAAACCACCATTTACGTCTACTACCAAAAGTACGATTGGGAAGACAAGGGCAGTTACCAAGTTTTTTCATTTAAGGCGAATTATGTAGATAGCACCTTTGTCTGTGAGCAAGAGGTCGAAATAGAAGTGCCGGACAACTACGACCCAACGCCCCAAAAGATTGCCGCGCTAGAGGCTGAGAAAGCAAAGGCAATGTCCGACTTCAATGAAACGGTAATGAAGATCAACGCCCAAATTAGCAAGTTACAAGCCTTGGAGTACACACCATGAACATCAAAACGTCTTTTGTTTACCCGCCGATTCCTGTGCGCAACTTTGACTGGGAGGCTTATATTGATGGCTACGAGCCTGGCGACGCGCTGGGCCACGGCGCCACTGAAGAAGAGGCCATTGCCGATCTTTTGGAAAAGGTGACAGCATGAGCCTTTTTCAACAATGGCTTGACGCCAAAAAAGCTGAAACCAAAGCCGTAGCTGACCGACGCGATATTGAAGATCAGTTAGCTATCTACTTTGGTATTCCCAAAGACCTTGACGGCACCATGAAACAGGAGGAAAACGGCTTTGTAATCAAGATGGAAGGCCGAATCAATAAAAAGATTGACGCCGACAAACTGCAAGTGCTGGCCGCTGAAGCTGGTCTTTCTGAACACTTATCCAGCCTCTTTCGCTGGAAACCCGAGATCAATGCAAAGGCATGGGGTGCTGCGGCTGACGCTGTAACCCAGCCCTTGCTTGGTGCAATTACGTCCACACCTGGACGTCCCACTTTTACTATCACTAAGGATTAATATCATGGCTTTTTTAGACGAAGAATTTAGCGTAGACACGCTGCCCGTAGGCAACAACAACTTTGAACCACTGCCCGAGGGTTGGTACAACGCCACCATTACGGGCGCTGAAATTAAGCCTACCAAAGCAGGTGACGGACAGTACATCGCGGTCAAGTACGCCATTACCGGCCCAAGTCACCAAGGTCGCGTGGTGTTCGGAAACCTGAACATCAAGAACGCCAGCACCAAAGCCGAAGAGATCGGACGCCAGCAGCTTGGCGAGATCATGCGGGCTATTGGCTTGGGCAAAGTGTCGGACACCGACCAACTGATTGGCGGCAACTTGGGCATTAAATTGTCGGTGCGCACTGGCGAGTATGCCGGTAACGAAATTAAAGCGTTTCGGGCGCTGGGCGGTGCTGCACCGGCTGCCGCTGTACCGTTCAAGTCTGTAGCGCCTAGCACTACACCTGCCAAGGCTGCGCCACCTTGGGCTAAGAAGTAAGCAAAAAAAGACCCCGCTAATTAAAGCGGGGTCAATACCCAAGGAGAACACACATGAAAATACCAGAACCCGAGATTACCATAACTTCCCTGATTGACCAAGCCCATGAAGCACGGTTAGAAAAGCCACGGGCGCACATGGGGTGTTCTATGCTAGGCCACCACTGCGAACGCTGGCTGTGGCTGTCGTTTCGCTGGGCAGTGCAAGAACAATTCAAAGGCCGCATCCTGCGCCTGTTTCGCCGTGGCAACAATGAGGAAGCCACCATTGTTAGCGACCTGCGGGCCATTGGCATGACAATATCAGGCACCCAGCGACGGGTTGACTTTGGGAGCCACGTCAGGGGCAGCTTGGACGGTATCGGCAAAGGGGTACCTGGTGCGCCAAAGACTGAACACGTCTTGGAATTCAAAACCCATAGCCTAAAGTCGTTCAACGACCTAGAGAAAAATGGCGTGGCAAAGTCTAAGCCAATGCACTTTACTCAGTGCCAAGTGTATATGCACGGCACCGAGTTGAAGCGGGCTTTGTATGTGGCTATCTGCAAGGACGATGACCGCATCTACACCGAGCGCCTAGAGTACGACAAAGACCATGCGGTGAAGGCCATTGCCAAGGGCCAACGCCTAGCCTTGTCGGACAGAATCCCACCACCGATAAGCACCGACCCGACTTGGTTTGAATGCAAGATGTGCGCAGGCCATGACTTCTGCCACGGAAGCAAAACTACCAAAGAGGTCAACTGCCGAACCTGCGCCCACATTACGCCAATGGCCGACAGCACATGGCACTGTGCCAAGTGGGATGCCAGTGTGCCAACTGAGGCGCAGCATACTGGCTGCGAGGCCCATGTGTTGCACCCTGACCTAGTGCCTTGGAAACGTTTGGAAAGCCCTAGCGATTGGGTGGCGGTCTATGAGATTGACGGGCAGGGTTTGGCTAATGGTGAGCCAGGCGAGGGAGTGTACGGTAGCAAGGAACTTCTGGCTAATGCCAAGGCTTGCGGTAGCGGCAACCAGTTTATTGCTGATATGCGTAAAGATTTTGGTGGCCGAATCGTATGTTGAGGGAATACCAAACCCGCACCATAACCGACCTTTACGCATGGTTTGAGGCAGGCAATGAGGGCAACCCTTGTCTGGTGTTGCCTACCGGCTCCGGCAAAAGCCACATCATTGCTGCGCTGTGCAAAGACGCGCTGCAATCATGGCCGGAGACTCGCATTCTGATGCTGACCCACGTTAAGGAATTGATTGTCCAGAACGCTGAAAAGATGCGCCAGCACTGGCCTAACTGCCCATTGGGCATTTACTCAGCAGGGCTTGGCCGCAAGGAACTAGGTGAACCCATTACCTTTGCAGGAATTCAGTCGGTGCGCTCCAAGGCCAAACTAATAGGCCACTGCGACCTAGTGATTATTGACGAGTGCCACCTTATCGGCCACAAGGACGAAGGAGGCTATCGGACATTGCTATCAGGCATCTACGAGACAAACCCTAACGTCAGGGTAATAGGTTTAACGGCCACACCGTACCGGCTGGGGCATGGCTACATCACCGACAAACCGGCTATCTTTGACGCGCTGATCGAGCCGGTAAGCATTGAAGAGTTAATTTTCAAGGGCTATCTATCAACCCTACGGAGCAAACTGACGGCCACCAAACTAGAAGTGGACGGGGTGCATAAACGTGGCGGCGAGTACATCGAGGCCGAATTACAGGCCAAAGTAGACACCACCGACAAGAATTCCAAGGTCGTGGCCGAGATCATAAAACTGGGAGCCGAGCGCAAGTCGTGGTTGATTTTCTGCGCTGGTGTAGCCCATGCCAACCATATAAAGGACGCACTGATTGAGCAGGGCATCATTGCCGATTGCGTGACCGGCGAGACACCGAGCGCCGAGCGTGACCGGATGTTAAAAGAATTCAAGTCAGGACGCATCCAAGCCTTGACCAATGCCAACGTATTGACCACCGGCTTTGACGCACCAGGCATTGATCTGATTGCCATGTTGCGCCCTACTATGTCACCAGGGCTTTACGTCCAAATGGCAGGGCGTGGACTGCGCATAGCAGAAGGGAAAACCGATTGCTTAGTCCTAGACTTCGCAGGCGTGGTAGAGCAGCACGGGCCGATTACCGCCGTTAGGCCACCACCAAAGAAAGGTGATAAGGTAGGCGAAGCACCCGTCAAGGTCTGCGATAACTGTCAGGAGATATGCGCCTTGTCGGTGCGCGTGTGCCCAGCTTGCGGCGCTGAGTTTCCCGAGCCAGAGCGCCCAACGCTGCGACTGCACAATTTGGACATCATGGGCGCAGAGGGCATGGATATGGATGTGACTAGCTGGACATGGCGCAAGCACATAAGCAGGGCCAGTGGTAAGGAGATGCTCACCTGCACAATGTATGGAAGTTTGTCTGATGCGCCTGTAACTTCTTATTACGCCATCACTCACGACGGCTGGGCTGGTGAAAAAGCACGAAAGAATTTAGCGGAAATAGCGCATAAATCTGGCGTCAGCTTAGATTATTCTTTGGCTGATCTGCACGACATAGCAAAGCAAATGACAGAAGGGACGCCACCTAAAAGCATTGAGTACCAAAAAAGCGGAAAGTTCTACACAGTGGTTTCTTACAAATGGTAAAATACTTACGTCAGGACAGGCCCGGCCAGGCTTGCGTTGCTCTAATCAACGCTTACTGACACTATCAATAAACCATTAGAGGGTGTCACTATGACAAGATTTTGTCCTAAATGCCAGGCTGAGACAGAGCGCAATGCAAATAATTGTTGCAAGCCATGTTCAAAGGCATATCACGCAGCGTGGGTTGCAGATAACTATGACAAGATGAAGGCATATAAAGCAGCATGGAAAAAAGCAAATCGAGAAAAGATTAAGACGAACGATGCAATTTATCGCGCAGCCAACCGCGACAAAGAAAAGGCAAGAAGTGCCGCTTACTATGCAGCAAACACCGAAAAAGCAAAGGCAAGTAATGCAGCATGGAAAGCGGCAAATACAGAGGCGAGGCGTATTCAAGTTCAAAATCGACGCGCCCGTAAACGTATTAATGGCGGCACTCTTTCCAATGGATTGGCAAAAAAATTGTTTAAGTTACAAAAAGGCAAATGCCCATGTTGCAAAAAACCTCTTGGCAACAATTATCAACTTGACCACATAGTTCCTATATCACTTGGCGGGTCAAACACTGATGACAACATCCAATTATTAAGGGCAGTTTGCAACAATCAAAAAAACGCAAAGCATCCAATAGATTTTATGCAACAAAGAGGATTTTTACTATGAGACACGCTGAACCCGAGATAGTCACCCTATACCGCAACACTTTGAGAGCCGAGCCACCGAAAGTCTGCCACACCTGCGACCACTACAGCAAAGACGGGCGCTGCGCCGAGTTTGACGACGAACCACCGGCTGATTTTGCGAGCGAGCTAGGGGGCTGTTCACTGTGGGAATGGGAAATTCCCTTCTAAACCCAAACCAGAAACCCAAACCCGAAACCCATGCTTAAACCTAAACCTAAACCCGAAACCCAGCCCTCAGAACACCTAGAGCAGGTGCGCCTGGTATCGTGGTTCCGCAAGACTTACCCCAGCGTCCGCATATTCGCTATCCCTAATGGTGGTGGCCGTAGTATGGCCCAGGGCGCAGCATTGAAGGCCGAAGGGGTAAGCGCTGGGGTGCCTGATCTATTTGTGCCTGAGTGGTGCCTATGGATCGAAATGAAGCGGGAAACCGGCGGCACAGTATCGCCAGTGCAAAGGGACTGGATAGCCTATCTAGAGGGTATCGGGCACAGGGTCATCATAGGCAAGGGTTTTGAGGATGCAAGGGAGCAGGTCATTAAAAAAGCCCCTAATGGGGCTTGATTACAGGTCGAGAATTATTGCTATGAGTGCGGCCACCAGTGCCGCTATAAATATAATCATGCGCTCCACCATGTCACAAGGGCCAAGGCCAAGCCAAGCCCGATAGCACAGGCCAGGGCTATATCGGCCAAAGGGTAGCGCTTGGGATCGGGTTTATAGTGTTGGCGCATTTTGCTGTTCCAATTTAATAGCACGTTCAATATTGCGTAGGTTGTACCCATCCGCTAACTTATCGGCCAGCATGGCCCTATCTATGTCCTCTGGGCTTGGCTTTGGTGGTGGTGGCATATATGGCCTTAGGATGGCTTGGAATAGTGGGTGTATCATGCTGTTACCCCTTTAAGTATTTTTTCTGCGCTTCTTAATTCGTCTAAACCATAATCAGAGTCGCTTGCAATTTTTCTTTGCAATTCTTCTAATTCATCGCAGAATGCGGACAATTCGGATTTTGTGATGCGTGCCTTGCACATGGCGCGGCATTGATTAATCAATTCCTGCAAAAAATCTTCATTGGGCATAGAGCCCTTAGATTCCTGAATGTGTATTAATGCGTCATTAATCGCATCGCCAGTATTTTCCGCATCGTCAGCACTTGCATACAGTGATGCTAGGCTATTGCCTTGAATAAAGGCAATACGTTCTAATTCTTTGCTGTTTAATTGCATTTTCTATTCTCCAATGTGTAACGGCCAAAAGTAGCCCGCAAACCCTAGATTAAGGGCTTGCAGATAGTTTTAAAACGCTGAATTTTTGTTATTCACCAAAACGTGACAATAATCCCCATTGGGTAAACTGCCTTGCTCTAATACACCATAATTGGGGCCAACCCAATTCAGTTGGACAAGTAATTGTTGCGCGGCATCGTAGTGCGCCAGGTCAATATTTAAGCCATAAGGGTAACTTATGGTTTTTGAGCCAGCAGCGCACCATGCCTTAATTCTTGATCCGCGTGTATTTGTTGGCGCAATGTATTTTGTTTGGATGGCTTGCATAAAATTCTCCAAGGGTTATCGGGACAATTCCCGCCACTGCCTACAAAATAGGCAGGGACTGGCGCTGTCATTACTTGTTTAAAGTTAACAAGCCTTTTGTTTCAGGGTTGCCCTTAACATACTTTACCCCTGTTGCTTCAAGTACGGCAGCAGGGATTAAAACCCCCTTTCGGGTGTCCTTTTCGGTGAGGTTTATCCCCACCGCCCGTAGCGCAAAACACGCTTCTTGCGTGAATGTCCACGTGCCTTTTACATAAATATCGTTCATGATGTCTATCCTTTTGATTTACGGGACAATTTCCCCATATGCCCTCATGTAAGGGCATATAGTGAGGTTGTCACTGCGGATAGCACTTGCAATAGAACTGATTTCCAAATTGATCTATAAAATATAAATTCTCTGATCCGGTGTCAGTCAGGACAATAGCGCCAGTTGCTAGCCAGGATTCCATTGTCTTGATCTCAATTTCCGTAATTTTTGGAAGTGTCGAAGCGTAGGGTTTGCGTGCCATGGTGTCTATCCTTGTGGGTTATTAGGTGCTGCCCTTTGCTGCACCATGGGATAGAGTGTAACAGATTTTATTGCAATAGTACGGTATCAATTTACAGAATTGACACTAGGGTTTACCCTTGGGTGATTTGCACTTTTTGCACTTTTCTGCATTTGTGCAAAGTGCAAAAGGGGGGCAAAACAGCGATTATTCTGCACTTCTTGCATCTCTCCCTTAAGGGAGATGCAAAAGTGCAAATCGATGCGCTAAAATTTGTTCGTAATAGTTGATTAAATTGGAAGGGCATTTTTATGGGTTCGGTTGCAACAAAAGATAGGACGTTGGCTGTCAATGATCGAAGCGTGTTAGCCCAGGCTGTAATTGACGCAATGGCTTCTCAAGGATTAAGCCTGCGCAAATGCTGCATTCAAATAGGCTTAGACCCGGCTAGATTCCTTCGGGCGGTTGACGCCGACCCCGACCTATCAAAACAATACGCTCGCGCGCGACAGGCCTTGCTAGATAAAATGGCTGATGAGATATTAGAGCTTGCTGATGCTCCCGTGCCAGTGCTTGACAATGGCGCGACTGATAACGCTCTTGTCCGCCAGCGTCAACTGCAAGTGGATACCCGCAAATGGTTCCTATCCAAGCTCGCCCCGAAAGTCTACGGCGACCGCCTGAACGTGGAAGTGTCCGACAATCGCATCAGCATCACCGGAGCATTGCAAGCCGCCGATTCGCGCCTAATAGATGTAATCGACGTTGCACCTCGCCTGAGTGCAGGAAATGTGCAAAGTGCAGACGAGGGGGAGGGGTAGGGCCGAGCGATTGGGCCAACGGTAACGGAGCCTCCGCAAACAATTTTTTTATTTTTTAAAATATATTAATATGCAAACCACGATATACAAACCAGAAGATGAGCAGGAATTAATGGCGCGTCTTTGGAGTCCGGTGTTAAAGGATAATCCACTGGCGTTTGTTAAGTATGTATTTCCGTGGGGTGTCAAAGGTACGCCGCTAGAACATTTTTCTGGGCCTAGAAAATGGCAGCGTGAGATACTGCAAGATATTACTGACCATATAAAGGTTAACAATGAGTTAGTTACTGGTGCTTTATCTAATCAGGAAATAATGTATAAAGTATTGCAAGAAGCAGTATCTAGTGGTCGCGGT